CTTAAAAGAGACTATGGTTATGCGGATATAAACTCTGCATACAAAGATCCTTCTACAGGTAAACTTAAATTAAAATACGGGTGGGCAGCAAAAGAATTATTAGAATCAGATTACTTAGATCATCTCAGTGGTAAAAAATCTATAGGTATACAACCTTGTGATGATGATGGATTAGCAAAGTTTGGAGCTATAGATATAGATTCAGATGAATATGATAACTTTGATTTAAGAAAGTATTTAGAAATTATAGATAAAAAAAATATTCCTGTAGTTCCTGTTAAATCTAAAAGTGGAGGACTTCATATTTATGTTTTTTTTAATGAACCAGTTAAAGCTAGTTTTGTTAGAAATTTTTTAGATAAACTATTATTTACATTTGATCTTAAGGCATCAACAGAAATATTTCCAAAACAAACTCAATTAGGGATAGGTTCTGATAGCAAACCTATTAATGGTAACTTTATAAATTTACCTTATTATAATCGTAACGAAAGAGTAGGTTTAAATTTAGATGGGACAGAGTTTACTTTTGAACAATTTATAAAAGTCGTCGAAGCTAACACAAAGACTAAAGAAGATCTAGAAGAATTTGCAACAGAACTTATGCGACTTGAATTAACAGGTGGTGCAGATGAATTTGCAGATGGACCCGTTTGTTTACAAAGATTATCTAAATCTAAGTTAGATGATTATAGAGATAGATTTATTTATAATTATATGGTGTTTGCTAAAAAGAAATATCCAGACAATTGGGAAGAAAAACTTTTAGAGGGTGCAAGAAACTATATTGTTTACGATAACATTTGGGGAGATGAAAAAGTAAAACAAAAAATTAAAGCATATAAAAAAGATACAGCAGGCCATACCTGTTCTGAAGAACCTATTAATAGTATGTGTGTTAAATCAGAATGTTTAAAAAGAAAGTTTGGTGTAGCATCAGACAAGGTTAAAAAGTTTCCAGCATTGTCGGCATTGATTAAAATAGATTATTCTCCTGAACCAGAATTTAGATTTACAGTACACTACAATGACAAAGTAGAGGGTGAGACTACGCAGCAAATAATTGCTAGAGATATTAATTACATCATGGACCAAGAAAAACTTAGACGTTTAATTGGAGCACATACACCTATTCCACCGCCGCGAATTAAGGGTGATGACATGCAAAATATTTTAGATAACCTATGGCAAGGAATGAAAACAGAAAAAGCTCCTCCAGGTACATCACCAAAAGAAATACTTCATAAACATTTAGATGATTATATCCATGGTGTACCAGCAGTTAGTGATGCTTCTTTTAGAAGCGGCAGCACATTAATCGATGATGGGTTTGCTTATTTTGTATTTGATCCTTTTTATAATTTTTTAAAAAATAAAGAATGGAAATCTAAAATTGATAAGACAGGGCGAATGATGGAAGATTTTTTTAATGCTGAATTACGACATCTTAAAAGATATCCTAAAAAAGAAACAGAAAAGAAATCACATAACCCAGTAAGATGTGTTAAAATATCAATGACTCATTTTGAAAGAGAAGAAAACTCTGTTGAAATAATACCAATGAAAAGCAAAAAGGACATACTATGACAGATAAAAAAATACCTACAGTGCATGTATCAATGCCCTGTTATGATACCATGCAAGTACCAACTTGTTTAAGCCTGCTTAAACTTTTTGACAAGTTTACCACAGCTAAAATTAAAACTAACATATCTACATTTAAATCTCCTTACGTAGGTTATTCTAGAAATATGCTTTCAGCTTTATTTTTAGAGTCTAATTATGATTATCAATTATTTGTAGATGCAGATGTAAGTTTTGAACCAGAAGTTATTGGTTCAATGATCATGGCACAAAAGGATTTTATTTGTGCACCGTACAGAAAAAAGACTCAGGATAATTCTGTATCTTACTCTGTAGCATTTCCAGATTATAAAAATATAAATATAGACAAATCAGGGATCACGGAAATTATTGGTGGACCAGCAGGACTAACATTAATTCATAGATCTGTTTACGAAAAATTAATTAAACAATATCCACAATTAAAAATTAAATATGCTTCAAATATTTCTGATGAGGCTAAAAAATATTTATATAATTTTTGGGAAAATACTTTTGATTCAAAAGAAGGGGCTTGGTATGGAGAAGACGTTTCTTTTTGTAGTTTAGCACGACAAGTAGGATTTAAACTTCATGCTTTAGTTCATTGTGAGGTTGGACACCACGGTACATTTAACTTTTCTGGAAAGTTTGTAGATACATTTTCGCCGAGTAATGAAAAAAGTAACTAAGATATACGGTCCACCCGGCACCGGTAAAACTGAAAAATTAATTAGACGTGCCATGGCCTACATAAGAATAGGCACTCCTATTAATAAAATAGGTTATTTTGCTTTTACTCGTAAAGCAGCAAATGAAGCAAAAGATCGTATGCTTAAAAAAAATCCACAATATAAAAAGAAACAATTAAAATATTTTCAAACATTACATTCTTTAGCTTTTCATAGTTTAGGATTGAGAGAAGAAAATGTAATGCAAGACTATCATTATAACGATTTAGGTAAAGAACTTAGTGTAAGAGTTAATGCTAAAAAAGATGCCGACGCATCCCCTTATTTAACATGCGATAATGAATACTTTCAAATTATTTTAAAAGCAAAAGAAAAAGATATACCGGTGTGGGATGAATACTGCACAGGAGAACACTCTACAAATGTAGATCCTGATTTATTAAAACATATCGAAGCTAATTATAACAACTATAAACATCCTGATGTAAATAATTTAGTTGACTTTACAGATATGATTCATGACATAGTACAGCAGCCACATAAAATTCCAGAGTTTGATGTAGTATTTATTGATGAGGCACAAGATTTATCTCCCATACAATGGAAACTATATGACATATTAAAATTTAAATCTAAAAAAGTTTATCTTGCAGGAGATGATGACCAAGCTATTTATGGGTGGGCTGGAGCAGACGTAGATAGATTCATACAAGAAGAAGCTGTAGAAAAAGTATTATCTAAATCACGTAGAATACCTAAAGCTGTTCAAGATATATCAGAAATTATTACTGCAAGGATTGAAGGATTAAGAGCTACTAAAAATTATTTACCTAGAAATGAAGAGGGATTATGCAGTAAAATCAATAGTTTAGAGAATCTTGACTTATTTAGTCAGGATTGGTTAATTTTAACTAGAACTATATCTAGATCAAAAGAAATATGTAATCTGTTAAAAGTAAAAGGTTTATATTATGAAAACAAACATCAAAAAAGTTATAACACTAAATTATACAGGGCTATTATTAATCATAGCAAATGGTTAAATGGTGAATCAATACCGGATACAGCATTAGAAGACATCAAAGAATACATGGGCAACAGAGAACTTAAAAAAGATTTAAAGTGGTTTGAATGTTTTGATAATGCTCCAGCTGAAGATAAAATTTACATAAGACTTATGTTGTCAAATAAAGAAAAATTAAGTGATGAAGCAAGAATTAAAGTATCTACTATTCATGCAGCTAAAGGTGGTGAATGTGAGAACGTAATTTTAGTATTAGACAATGCTAAAAAAATTAGAGAGGCCACAATAAAAAGTGTAATAAAGCGTGACGAAGAGCATAGAGTGTGGTATGTAGGTTGTACGAGAGCTAAAAGAAACTTATATTTAATGAGAGCAAAAATTGAAAGGAAGGGATATCAACTATGACAGATAAAGATATATTTAAAGAATCATTTCCACAGTATACTCAAGTAGGCGGGAATCACTATACCAAGTTTCCTATACAGCCTTATGAGTTTATTTCTAAAAATGATTTATCGTTTTTTCAAGGCAATGTTATAAAATACGTTTGTCGTTACCAACGAAAAGGTGGAATCGAAGATCTTAAAAAGATAGTGCACTATTGTCAATTAGAAATGTTAAAAATTAAGGACATGAAAAAGAATAAATGATTAAGTATATACTACAAAAGATATATCATTACTCAACAGCTTTAACTTCATGGTCATGGCAAAAACTATACGGTAATAGAAAAAAAGGATATGGTTATAAAAAATGAAAGTACCTTTGTTTGAAGCACAGACAGAATGGAATGAACCAGAAGAATTTCCTGATCTAAGAAAATACGACGAGATTGCAATTGATTTGGAAACAAGAGATCCTGATTTAAAATCTAAAGGTTCAGGTTCTATCATTGGTAATGGAGAAGTTGTAGGTATAGCTGTTGCTGTGCCTGGTAGAAAATTTTATTTTCCAATTGCTCACGGATCAGGGCCAAACATGGATCGTAAAAAAACTTTAGAGTGGTTTAAAGATATTTGTGAGTCCGATGCTATAAAAATATTTCACAATGCAATGTATGATGTGTGCTGGATTAAATCTATGGGTCTTAAAATAAATGGACAGATAGTAGATACTATGATTGCTGCATCATTAATTGATGAAAACAGATTTAGATTTGATTTAAATAGTTTGTCTTGGGATTATTTAGGCCATGGTAAAAATGAAGCTGCGTTAAATGAAGAAGCAAAGTCTAGAGGACTAGATCCTAAAGCAGATATGTGGCAACTGCCAGCAATGTATGTTGGATCTTACGCAGAAAAAGATGCAGAGCTTACACTAGAGTTGTGGCAAATATTTAAAAAAGAATTAATACATCAAGATGTTGAGTCTATTTTTGAATTGGAAACTGATCTTTTCCCTTGTTTGGTAGACATGCGTTTCCTTGGAGTCCGAGTAGACGTTCAACGAGCTCATAAATTGAAGCAACAGTTAACATTGCAAGAAGAAGAACTCCTGCACAAAATAAAAAAAGAAACGCACATAGACGTTCAATTAATGGCTGCAAGAAGTGTTGCCAAAGTTTTTGATAAACTTGGTTTACCATACGAACGAACTGCAAAATCACAAGCTCCATCCTTTACAAAAAATTTTATTCAGAATCATAGCCATCCTGTAGTTAGAATGATTGCTCAAGCTAGAGAAGTTAATAAGGCTCATACTACTTTTATTGATACCATAATTAAACATGAACATAAAGGTAGGATCCATGCAGACATAAATCAAATAAGGTCGGATTATGGCGGAACTGTGACTGGTAGATTCTCATATTCAAATCCTAATTTACAGCAGCTTCCAGCCAGAAATAAGGATCTTGGACCTATGATTAGGTCTATATTCATACCAGAGGAAGGCCATACATGGGGTTGTTTTGACTATTCTCAGCAAGAGCCTAGGCTGGTAGTGCATTATGCAGCTTTACACAAATTTCCATCAGTTAATGATGTAATAGATAATTATGAAAACGATACTTCTACAGACTTTCATCAGGTCGTAGCAGACATGGCAAAGATACCTAGATCTCAAGCCAAGGTAATTAACCTGGGTTTATTTTATGGTATGGGTAAAGCTAAACTTCAAGCAGAGTTAGGAGTATCAAAAGATAAAGCTGCAGAATTGTTCGATCAATACCACGCTAAAGTTCCCTTCGTTAAGCAGTTAATGAATAGTGCTTCCAATCGTGCCCAGGAGCGTGGTCAAATTCGAACTCTCTTGGGACGATTGTGTAGATTTCATTTGTGGGAACCAAATCAATTCGGTATGCATAAAGCATTGCCTCACGAAGAAGCACTCCAGGAACACGGACCAGGAATTAGAAGAGCATATACTTACAAAGCATTAAATAAATTAATTCAAGGATCAGCTGCTGATATGACAAAAAAAGCAATGTTAGATCTTTACAAATCTGGTATAGTAGCTCACATACAAATTCATGACGAACTATGTGTAAGTGTTCGAGATGATGAACATGCAAAACAAATAGTTGAAGTTATGGAGAACGCTGTAACTTTGGAAGTCCCCAACAAAGTTGATTATGAAAAGGGCAAAACTTGGGGAGATATTAATGGTTAACTATGGCTTATTTAAATGCAAACATACCCGTGCAATATGCACAGATAAGGAGAGAATATTTATATGATCTTAAAAAACATCATGGAGAAGTTGAAGACTGTATTATCTTTGGTATTAGCTGTATGTCAGGTCGTGCTATCTTATGGCATGCTATTATGGAAAACGGCGCAATCTTTTATCGTCTCCCAATTACGGCTTTTATTCAACGTGGTTATGAACCCGCAGCTGTTCCACGTAAGAGAATTGATGAACTGGAGCTTTGGAATTCTTTTAGTTATTATCCTGCTGTTACTAGTTATGATATTCTAGACGGACAAGCAGGTAAATACATAGGCAAAGATAAAAAATGGCATACTGGTAAATATTTATTTACTATTGACTTTGCTCATCCAGAGAGTAACATTGTTGACACTGATCATTCAGAGATCCCGCATGAACATAAATGCGCTCACATACTTGCTTTAGATGACGGCAACTATGCTGCACAACCTAACAATCGATTAATTTGGGACTTACCTTCTTTTACAGTGAAGGATAATATTCCTGATTGGAAAGTGCAAACGACTGAATGGAACGTAGAGGATACACAACAGTGGCGAACTGAAGACACTGATAATTTCTTTTACGAAATGGAGGAAAAGAAAAATGATTAATGTAGTAAATGGAATATGCATGGATTGTGGCCATAGACACAGAGGAATCGCTAAATGTAGTTTTTGCGATTGTGTATGGGAAACTATAAAAGTAGTGGAGGACAACATGATTAGAAAAATTTGGAATAAAATAAAAGAATTTTCTAGAAGATTAATGTTCTGGACTAGATAATGAGCAAAGAGGGCCCCAATGGATTACAGATTTACAGCACTTTTAATATTGTTATTGTGTTTGTTGGCTATCTTTGTACGGCCCTCGCAGCCATTGAAAGTAGACCCTAAAGATTATATACTTCCGCTACCAAAACCAAAAATAAATGAGCAATAAACCTTTAAACATATCTGAATCCGCTGCTGTGCAGATGCCGATGAAAACGGTTGCCTCTCTGATTTTACTCGTCGCAGCCGGCGTGTTCGCATACACGGAGCTGACGGCAAGGTTAGTATCGTTAGAGACATCACGTGAGTTGTTTGAAAATGATTTGTTAAAGAAATCTGAACAAGTGCCCGTGGACCAGGAACAACATTTTTTACTCGAAGATTTGTATAAGTCTGTAGAGAAAATGGAAAAGACTCAAGAGATGAACATGACAAACAAAGTTAATATAGAATTTTTAGCTGAACAATTAGATAAAGCGTTAAAAGATATTGAAAGCTTAAAAGATAAGGTAAGAGAAAATGGCAACGGGAAGAATTACTAAAAAAGTTTTAGACTATATAGCTGAGATGAACAGAACAGCAAAACAGATGAGTTATGTTAAAGATTTAAAAAAAGAAGTTGAAACTGGCAAGCATGGTACACAAAAATATGTTATCAAGCAAGGTGTAAACAAAGGTAAAACAGTATGATTTTAATGGAAGTAGTAGCTCTTCTTATGATTATTAATGGAGAGATTAAAGAACACAGAATTCAAATAGATCCTGATACAGGTAAACATTCAATGGCAATGTGTTTAAAAGGTAAGAGGTATGCTAAGAGAACTGAAACAGGAAAAAATATACAGCACCAGTGCATCAAGTCGATGGCTGAGGTCGAAAAAAATATCGATGGATCTTTATCAATTAAGAAGTTAATACTAAAATAATGGAACTTACACGTAATTTTACCTTGGAGGAATTAACCAAATCGGACACAGCAATCCGTAAAGGTATTAATAATAATCCTAACGCAGAACAAATAGAAAAATTAAAAGTATTGTGTGAAAAAATTTTACAGCCAGTACGTGATCACTTCGGCAGAGTCAAGGTGACCAGCGGCTTTCGTTCACCTGAGTTATGTGTAGCCATTGGTAGTTCTATAAATTCGCAGCACGCCAAAGCTGAGGCCGCAGACTTTGAAGTGGTAGGTGTAGATAACTGTGAATTAGCGGATTGGATACATAGAGAATTAGAATGGGATCAATTGATTCTTGAATACTACACTCCTGGTGAACCTAACTCAGGATGGATACACTGTAGTTATACTGAGGGCATGCCAAGAAAATCTTTTTTACATGCATTTAGACAAGAAGGTAAAACAAAATACAAACCAATATTAGGAAAAGCAAAGGATATTTTTGTCTAAAATTAATTTAATGAAAGCGTTTAGTAATATTGACACTGTTCATGGTGTTTGTGAAGAGTGTAATGAGGATACTATTTTAGTAGCAATTGTTAGTGAGTTTTACAGGTGTACTAATTGCGGGCATGATACTAAACAACATATTAATGGTAGCATTCGATATTTAAAACTATCCGAAGATGATAAAAAATTTATAAAACAATATGGCAAAGCAGAAGTTTAAAAATTTTGAACCTAGACCTAAGCCTAAAAAAAGAATTAGGGTCCATAAAAAATCAAAAAATAAAAGTGAAAAACGCAGCTTTAAAAAATACAACCGACAAGGACGAAGGGCTAAGTAGTTATTTTACCTTCATCTTTTATAGGTTCACAATGAAATTTAGGGTACAACTGTAAGTTGTTTATCTGTTCTCTAGTAAAATTACCCTCTGCAAATAAGACTTCATAGGACTCAGATAGGCCTGATCGTATACAATCATGGTGATTATTCAATACTTTAGGATAATTAGGGTTAGTATAGCACTCCCCACTGGTTACAGAACATATAAAAACAGTTAATAAAAATTTCATATTTACCTTGACTACTCTTATTTTATAGGATAAACGAATAAAATGTTAAACAGAAAGGATATAACAAATGACTGATTTTAACAAGTACCAAAATATCTCGGTTAAAAAAGAAACATATGCCAAGATAGATAAGATTAGAAAAGTAATAGTACCTGATGATCCAAATGTATCAAGGGCCCAGGTAGTAACTATTCTAGTAAACAAAGAAGCCAAACGTTTAAATGGCAAAATAAAAGAAAAAGACTAACGCATAACCATACAGGAGGAAAGCAAATGTCTAAAGATACAAAAACAAACCGAGAGTATTTTACAAAAGATTACTCGAAGTTTAAAAAAACAAGAGGTAACAGACCAATAGATCCTGGTCATGTAGCAAGTATAAAAAAATCTATTGCTGCAAGAGATCTAGAGTTACCTATCTATGTTAATCACAACATGGAAATAAGAGATGGTCACCATACTTTTCAAGCAAGAAAAGAATTGGACTTAGGAATTTATTACATCGTAATTGATTCTAAAGATGCATTAGATATGGCTATATTTAATGCAGGAAGAAAAGATTGGAACATGAACAATTTTTTAAACTTCCACTGCACAAGAGGTAAACAAGATTATAAAATCTTGAAATCCAAAATGGAACAATATCAAATGCCAGTGATTGAAACGCATTACCTTATGTTAGGTAAAGCTACCGGTGGTAAACACATCACAGAAGATTTTAAGCATGGTAATTTTAAAATACCTGCAGGAAATCTAGCTGCCTTTGATAAGATTGCTCACGAGATGAAATATGTAAATAATATTTTTAACTCTGGCAATAAATTAAAAAGGCCTTTTATTAGAGCTTTCTCAATTATGAGAAAACATCCTAATTATGATTTTAATAGACTTAAGTCTGCATTAAAATCAAAGGCTAGCAAACTCTTAGCTGCAACAAGTAGTAATGAATATATTACTCAACTTGACACGGTATACAACAGTGGCTTAGCAGACAAGAGTAGAAAAATGAATCTAATTCAATTCGCTAAAGATAGAGAATATGAAGAAGATAATATAACAATCAACTAAAGGAGAAAGTATGAAATATACGTTAATTAAAAGAGTAACGTTTACCTATAAAGGAGCGACAGATTCAGTGAGTGTAATAAAAGAAGCGGACTCATTAGAAGATGCACTTAAATATAAAGTAGGTGCGGAGATGTTAGAAGAACCCGCAGACAATAAAACGTTTGAAGTTCTCATTAACATTAATGATGCATTTAATTATATCAAAGAGCCAGCGAAACCTTTGCTGCTAACAGATGAAGTTAAAGGTCAAAAGGCCTCGTAATGGCGGAACTTAGAGAAGAACATTTTGAGGTTATAGATAGTAACAAAGCTAAAAATTTTGACAAAGAAAATACTGCCAAACTTAATAAAGCTCGTGAAATCTATAACCGCACAAATGGTCTACAAAATATTTCGGAGCATGAACTCAAAAAGTTTAATGAGTTGATGAAGTACAAACTATGATGTCAGAAGAAGATATAAAAGAATATCATAAATTAATTGAAAAATTAGAACTATCTAAAAAGAAGGGGACTCCGATAGATGATCGGGGTCCAGCCGATCTTACAAAACGAATTGAAGTATTAGAATTTAGAAACGAAAAGCTGCACAAGTACAATGAAAAACTAATCGAAGAAGTAAGATCTCTTCGATCTAAACTATACATAAAGGAGAACTAATGACAAAACTAGATAGTTATACTTGGTTAAAAAGAATGATGGCAAGATGCACGCCAGTTAAAACTTTAAGAACTCTTTTTATAAAAAGGTATGGCACAAGAAATGTACCTTTTCTTGAGAGTGTTCAAAAACAATTTGGTTATTATGATTAGAGGAGATAGTGCAGAGTATAACTTACTTGCAAAGTGGGCCGATCAATTAAGCCCTCGAGACTTTTATTTAACTGTAGAGATAGGAGTCAGAGAAGGCTATGGCTCTGATGTCATTATGGAAAATTTAAAAAACCGTCCTAACTTTCACATTGGTATTGATCCTTACGGAGATATTATTTACGACCACGTTGATATGCCTCCAGGTACAATTCCTAGATGGACAGACTTTGAAGGTAATCTATTATACAATGAGGATGGCTCTTATAAGATACCAACATACCCTAACTCCATGAAACAAAATTTTTTAGAAGCGTTTAAGAAACACGAAAATTTTATATTGTTTCAATTAGAGGACCAAGAATACTTTAACGCGTTTGGTAATGGTGTGCCTATTTATTATAAGGGAGAGAAAAAAATTATGAACAAATATGATTTTGTTCATTTTGATGGACCTCATACTACTGCAGCTGTGTTAAATGAAGCTTTATTTTTTGCTAATAGATCTAATCCTGGTGCTAGATTTGTTTTTGATGACATAGATACTTATGACATGAAACATATTACTCAAGCTCTAACTTACTATGGTTTTGATTTATTAGAAAAAGGTGGAAAGAAAGTTTGTCTAGAAAAAAGAAAGAGTTATGAGTTATAAAAATCCTCACGACGAAAGACGAATACAAAAGGATTTTGAATACATGAACACGGAACGAGGATATGTAACACGAACTATTTCTGCTAAATTTAAACCTAGTTATACGAAGTATGGTGGCCACATTCCTACTATAGATAAAAAAGAATTTTGGAGATTATACATGAATCATATTATTAATATGAAAGAAAAATTTCCAAAAACAAATGGTAGAATTTGTAGATATTGTGAGCAGCCATTTACATTTAAAGCTAGACGTGGAACTAGAGGTAAAGGATATCAAGGACGTAAAAGCCAAATAACAACTAACTTTAGTATAGATCGATATGACCCGAGATTAACTTATATGACTGATAATATTGTCTTTTGTTGTGTGTCTTGTAATGATAAAAAAAGAGATAGTAATCCAAGTGACTGGTTAAATTATTTAAGAGTCGGATTAGAATTTAAACGTGATTAAATGATGATAAAACTAAATAAAAAATTTAATTGTTTATTGTGTAAAACAGAATTTGTAAATAAATCTAATAATCAAAAAAAATATTGTTCTAGTAGTTGTAAACATAAATCATATAGAAAAGGTAGTACCTATAAAAATAGATATGTAAAATACATTAAAAGTGAATCTTTTAAAAATTCACAAAATAAATATAGAACATCTGAACATGGTTCTAAAAAAGTAAAAGAGTTAAGAATTAAATACCAACATAAAGTAAATTTAAAAGTTAAAATTTATAGAAAAACAGACAAAGGAAAGAGGTTAGCAAATTATCATTGTGCTTTAAGGTATAGTAGAAAAAAACAAAGAACTCCAAAATGGATAACACAAGAACAAATGGATCAAATAAAATTAATTTACTTAAACAGACCTAATGGATTTGAAGTAGATCATATAATACCTTTATGCGGTGAAAATATTTCTGGTTTACACGTGCCTGAAAATTTACAGTATTTATCCGCTGAAGAAAATAGACTTAAAAATAATAAATATAATATAGGAACTAACAAATGATAAAACTAAATAAAAAATTTTATTACCCGACATCGACTCGGAAAATAATAGATGGTAAAAGACATTACCTGGTAGGTGACGAAAAGTTACCAAGTGTTACAAGTATATTAAAGGCCTGCGAGAGTGAAGAAAAGAAAGCTTCATTGGAAGCGTGGAAAGCTAGAGTAGGAGAGGATGAAGCCGCAAGAATCACGGACAATGCTGCATCGAGAGGGACTCTTATGCATACGATTCTTGAAGGACATATCTTGAATAGACCGGTTATAGATCTAACACCTGAAGGACAACTAGCTACGAAGATGGCAAGACAAATCGTGGACCAGGGATTAACAGATAAGTTAGAAGAACTATGGGCAGCTGAATGTGTTTTATTTTATCCTGACATGTATGCAGGGGCCAGTGATGGAGTTGGAATCTACGAAGGCAAAGAAGCAATAATAGATTTTAAACAAACTAATAAACCAAAAAGAAAAGAATGGATTGAAGATTATTTCTTGCAGCTAGCAGGATATGCCATTGCCCATAACCAAATATATCAAACTAATATCCAGTTTGGAATCATTCTAATGTGCAGTAAAGACCTATACTATCAGGAATTTCGCGTAGAAGGCGAAGAATTCAGACATTATGCGAACGAATGGTGGAAGAAAGTAGACCAATATTATAGGCAGAAAAAAGAATGGAAAGAATTAGTTGACAGAGCCGGAATGTAATGATATAGGATATTATATGAAAGGAATAAATATGATAACATTAACATTTAAATTACCAGGTAGACAAAAAACTTTTACTGGTGAAAAAGAAGACGATATCTTTAGAAATTTTTTAAAAGACTTTGGTGAAGTTTGGGAAGATGTCGTGGAAGTTGAACAACATAACTCTTGGAGCAACAGAGTTTTTAATAAGAGTCCTTCTGATTTTTTAAGGTCGATAGGTTGGTACTGGGTTGATATAAAATTAGCTATGGAGGATCTATGAAAAAAGAACAATGGGACGGTAAATCTAGACCATCCAACAACACTTACCGAAAAAATTTTAATGAAATATTTGGTAAGAAACCGTCAACAGATGGTTTAAAAGGTACTGTAATATGCAAAGCTAAAAAGTGTGATAACTATTTGTATAAAAATGAGAGCAGCAGTTTACCGGGATATTGTTGGGAGTGTGGCTAAAATACAACAATAGTGTGGCATAAATGCAACACTTTCCCTCTGGGCTAGGGTAAAAGCCCCTATAGACTTTTTTTGCCAGAAAAATTTTTTTGTTTTTCAATTTACGAATCGTGGTTACAATGGTTACAATGGCCTTCAATGAGCTATTATTCGCTAATACCAACAGTTTTAGACGATATTTTTGTAACAAAACGCTGTTACAATGTGGTTACAGTGGTTACAATGCAGTAAAATCAATGCTTTTAGCATCCCCGTACGCGCGCATATGAATCGAGTTTTTGAAAAAAGTTGCCTAGAGAAAAAACCTATAGGTGGTATATAAAGATATGCGTAGAAATAAGAAATCCAAATATCGACATGTACTAATTAAGAATAAAAAATATTATTTTTATTCTATCACGTGGTTGGATATCACCGGTGATAGCGGGCATGCTACTTCTGAGGAATTCCTAAAATTTAAACCTAGTGTGATGGTAACTCAAGCATATTTATTTAGTAAAGATAAAAAGAATATTAAAACTTTTGCATCGTACGAAGAGGGAGATGAGCTATTCTCAGACCGTAATGTATTTCCTAGAGGATGTGTTATTAAAATGGAAAAGATTAATCTTTAACTTCTTCTACCATTTCTGCGTCAGCTTCTATGATTGGCTTGTAAGTTTTTAAGGCTTTCTCCAAGAGTTTATCTAACTCAGATTCTTCCATATTATCCATATCTTTATGCAGGTGTAAGTGATTATTATTTTGATATCCTGCAGCCTTACCTCTAGCTACTTCTGCATTTACTGCAGCACTCCAGGCTTTTGATTGCCTTGCTTCGTCTCTTAATTGACCAAGTTCGCTGTAGTGAGATTCTTTTGTAACATCGTATTTTTTAATTTTTTCAGATTTAAGTCTGCCTATGTACTGACTAACTAATGGATAGAGGGTTGGGTTTTGAAGCTTACTAGCAGAAACATAGGCAGAATTAGGATCATAGCCTGCCGCAATTGCACACTCAGTAGCAGTCTTCCTGCCTTCCTCAGCAACAACTAAATTAGCAAACTTGATTTGTTTTTCTGTAAGTCTTTTTGGTAAACCCATGACTTGCAATATAAATTATTTTTGATATATGTTCAAGCAATGGTATCAGGAAAGCTATTAAGACAGGCCCTAGACAAGTTTATGAAATCGCCAGTAGCACAAGAGGCAAGAGTACAAGTGTGTTTACCCGACGGGAAATATTACGACATCCAGGACATTAAATTAATGGAAAACAAAATACTTGGCGTGCGTGAAACTCATAGATTGGTGATGACATTGTATACTTCGAGGTGGAATATGGGTGAAGTTATTAAAAAAATTGATTAGCCAAAGAGCAACACACTTAGCCTGAAAAATGATTAAAGGT